AGAAAATCGCATCAGCAGATTGAGCAAAGCATTCTCCTGGTACAATTACTTTTATGGCAAAAAAGATGCCCGGGACATGATTGTAAACTACTTGGAAGCACATGACCGCAAGGCAGATGTACGTACCTTGCGTGGGATTCCGGACAGTGCAATACGACTGACTACAGGCTGGTTGTGCAGAATGAGCATGGTAGGACTAGAACTTAATGACTCTGAATTGCTAAAATTAGAAAATTACTTGACAGAAATACTTGTAAGCAAACAACAAGAAGAGGCAGTGGTGGACGAAACAGCACCTGCACGGCCCAACATACAAGACCGATTGAGAGAAAAAGTAACGGAATGTGCCAGTGAGATTGACGGCATGTTTGACGAGTTTATCACCAGTGGCGCCAAAATGTCAGCAGACTACAAGCCAATTATGTTAATCCGAGGAATGAATGTGGCACCACAAATGGTGTCAACTATTGCTGACACTTGGAAACGTAAACTTGCAGAATTTGAAGCAGTGGTAGAAGGCAAGGATGCACTACTTGTTGAAGCATATTCAAACTTTAGTAAAATCCAAATGCGTAATGTTGTGAAGTTTTGCGAAACTGTGATCAACGATTGTGGTGCTTATGTACAGATCAAGAAAGTGGAACGCAAGCCACGCAAGGTCCGAGCAGTGCCTCCGGAAAAACGAGCAGCCAAGTTCAAACATCTGTTAACATTCCCGGACTTAAAACTGCAAGGTTTACCGGCTGCCAGTTTAGTAGACAAAGCAGAAGCCTGGTTATATGACACCAAGAAACGTAAATTGATCCATCTTGTGGCAGATAGCCATGCAGGTGCATTTACTATCAAAAGCAACAGTATCATTGGGTTCTCGGTAGCAGAAAGCCTGCAGAAAACTGTGCGCAAGCCTGCAGATGTGGTCAAGTCCATACAAGCCGCTGGCAAGCCCGCGGCACGTAAGATCTACAAGGACTTGACCACAACGGAAACAGGGTTCAACGGACGTGGAACAGAGAACTTGGTGATATTGAAAAGCTGGTAAATATAGGGAACGGAGTTCCCTATGGCTGAACAAAATACCCTGCCCGAGTTAAAGCAAAACCTTATTGAGTATTGCAAATTAACCATGGGCGATCAAATTATTGATCTTGAATTAGACCCTGCACACTACGAAGCGGCCTATCAACGCACAATTGGCACTTACCGACAACGTGCTAACAACGCCTATGAAGAAGCATACATCTTCATGGAGTTGATTCAGGACATGAACATTTATACTTTGCCACAAGAAGTGCAAACAGTAAGACAAATATTCCGCAGAACATTTGGTAATGCTACTGGTCCGTTCGCATCAAATTTTGATCCGTTTGCACAAGCGTCAATCAACGTTTACCTCATGAACTTCAATGTGGCCGGCGGACTTGCCACATATGACTTCTACAGTCAATATGTTGAACTAGCGGCACGTATGTTTGGTGGATTCATGAATTATACATGGAATCCAGTTACTAAGAAACTACAACTGATTCGTGATCCAAAAGGCACCGGCGAAACTGTACTACTTTGGACATACCAAACCAAACCTGAGATTCAATTGTTAAGCGACTATCAAATCAGTCAGTGGATCCGGGACTACATGGTTGGTGCTTGCAAAATGATCATTGGTGAAGCCCGTGAAAAGTTCTCAACCATTGCTGGTCCACAAGGAGGCGGTAGTCTTAATGGAACAGCCATGAAAGCAGAAGGCCAAACTATCATGGATGCCAAAATTGAAGAACTCAAAATGTATGTGGATGCTAGTCAGCCATTAACCTGGGTAATAGGTTAACAGCCACTCGACACAAATCAAAAACTCTGCTATAATACATACATGGCAGATTTAATGATTGACTTAGAAGGTTTAGGCACTGGTCCAGATACCACAATCCTGACCATTGCGGCTCAAAGTTTTGATCCCTTGGGTCACGGATGCCATGATCGTTTTTACTATGCAAGGGTAGATTTGGAAAGCCAAGAAGGTCGTAGCATACAACAAGGCACCATTGACTGGTGGGCTACCCAACCTGCTGCCGCAAGAGACGAAGCATTCAACGAACAAGAACGCATACCACTAGACCAGGCACTAGATGAACTGGCCAAAATAATATGGCAGAGCAAACGTATATGGGCCCAAGGTCCCACGTATGACATGAACATACTCGAGCATGCCTACAAAAGTTATGGCAAACCCATACCCTGGCAGTTTTATGCTGTGAGGGATAGTCGTACCGTGTTTGGATTATGGCCCGGCTTGCCCAAACCTGCTACCAGCCATCATGCACTAGAAGACTGTCGCAGACAAATAGCATTGTTACAAGACACACTCAAACATTTAAACGTAAGGGAATTGGTATGATTATTGGCATCTGCGGATTAATTGGAGCCGGTAAAGATACTGCCGCTGACTATCTTGTTAATTTACATCATTTTCGTAGAGAAAGTTTTGCGTCAACACTAAAAGATGCTGTGGCACAGGTGTTTGGTTGGGACCGAACCATGCTAGAAGGGCGCACTAAACAAGCCCGTGAATGGCGAGAACAAGTGGATCCATGGTGGGCAGAACGCCTGCACATGCCCACCTTGACCCCACGCTGGATACTGCAATACTGGGGCACAGAAGTATGCAGAGCAGGATTTCACGATGACATCTGGATCGCCAGTTTAGAAAACAAACTGCGTCATAGCCAAGACGATGTTGTGATATCAGACTGCCGTTTTCCCAACGAAATCCGGGCAATTAAAAATGCCGGGGGCAAGGTTGTCAGGGTAATTCGTGGGTTAGAACCTGCTTGGTATACTGCCGCTCTAAGTGTAAATCGTGGCGCCAATGGCAATAGTACCTGGGCCTTGAGTCAACGCAAATTAGAAAAGTTCGGAGTCCATGCCTCAGAAACTGCCTGGATTGGCACTCAATTTGATCATGTGTTAGACAACAACGGTACACTAGACGAATTATATCAGCAAGTTAAAGATCTGGTTCAAGATCCCCGCGACGCCAAGTAACATCGCTTTTGGCCAACTCAACTTCGCAGTTTTTACAAACTGATTTTAGATTTTTAAGTTCGGTGTTGTTGAGTTTGCCGTCCACATAATACACTAACATTTGGGCACTAAATTTTGCTCTAAATCCACAGTGGTCGCATGTCATCTTTTTCTTATATCCTGCTTCTTCCCATTTGGGAATTCGCCGCTTTAGCCCACGACCCCGACGTTGACAATTCTCACATCTAGAACGATAGTGTGCTACATCATCACGATAGTAGTTTACTGCACAAGGTCTTTGCTCACAAGATTTACATAAAGGTCGCTTCATACGATATTTAGCGGCTGGGCCTTGGCCAAAGGGTTTGCAATTCTGGTGTTTTTATCAAAATACTATAAATATCTACAACTTGAAAAGGAAATCATTATGGCTTTAACATCACCAGGCGTAGAAGTAACGGTAATCGACGAGAGTCAATACATCCCTTCCGCTGTAAACACAGTACCTTACTTTTTGATTGCCACAGCGCAGAACAAAGTATCCAGTGACGGAATCACTGTAGCAGCCGGTACACTTGCCGCTAATGCAAACAAGACATATTTGATTACTAGCCAACGTGATTTGGCTGCCACATTTGGTGTGCCTTTCTTCTATAACACAACAACTGGTACTCCAATCAACGGTTATGAACTCAACGAATACGGCTTGCTTGCCGCATATTCAGCCCTGGGTGTTACAAACCGTTGTTATGTACAACGTGCCGACATTGATTTGACTGCACTCACAGCCAGTTTGACTCGTCCTACCGGTTCAGCATCAAACGGTGCATATTGGTTGGATACATCACTATCCACCTGGGGAATTTTTGAATGGAATCAAACAACTGAAACATTTACAAATAACACTCCTTTGATAATCAACGACACTGATCAAGTGACCAGTTACAATGCTGATCCTAGCCTAGCCGACTATACACCTCTTGCTTCAATTGGTTCGATTGGCGATTATGCTGTGGTTACTTGCGCTACAAGTCAACCTGGCTATTTTAAAAATTACAATAATGTATGGGTACAACTTGGTTCAAATGCATGGAAAGCATCATGGCCCACAGTGCTTGGATCAAGTGCTCCTACCACATTGACTGTTGGCGCAAACATGTATATCAATGACAGCCTGGTCACAGTTGGTGCAACAAACACAGTAGCAGGATTTGCTGCCGCAATCAATTCTGCTGCCATTACTGGTGTTACAGCCCGTGCTGTGAGCAACCAGTTGTACATTCAAGCCACCAGCACAGCTGCCAATGACGGTAGTACATTAAGCAATAACGGTGTCGTCACAATTGACGCTGGTCCTAATCTTGGCACTACTTTGTTGACAGCATTAGGAATCACAGCCGGCGAATATGCGGCACCTGAGTACGATCCCAGTTATAGTTACGAACAACCAAAATGGATCACAGCAGCCGGCATCAATGCTAGACCCACTGGATCTGTATGGCAGAATCTAAGCATAGCCAACAGTGGATTGAATTTGTCTGTCAAGTCATACAGTGCCGCGCTAGGCACCTGGATTTCACAATCATGTCCTGCATATACCAGTGACACAACTGCTATGTATGGTCTTGACGCAGGGGGCGGGGGCAAAAATATTCCAGTAGGAACTACTTTTGTGTTATTTAACGCAACCACGTATCTAACAACACCATTGAATACTTTCTCTTTTGAAATCTTAGAAAGATATGCCATCGGCCAAGCCATTTATACCGGTACTACGATAGTTTCTTCTGGCACACCTTTTGTGGCGGGTAACACATTTACTCTTGTGGGAACCAATACCACTGGAGGAAGTTCCAGTGCAACTGTTACTATTGGTGGAACAGGAACAGCCGCTGATTTTGTGGCCGCAGTATCTGCTGCCAATATTACTTATGTGTCGGCCAGTGTAAACAGTGCTGGGTACATGACATTTACGCACAGTCAGGGCGGAACAATTGCGTTAACAAATCTAACAGGTACACCTGTAACTGCCGCGGGATTCACAGTAGACACACCAAAATGTCGCTATCTCAAGTCTAACACTGCCACATTGTTGTTGTCAAACTGGGTCACCACACCATTGTTTACCTATACTGCCAGCGACACTGCCCCAGGTCAAGATCCAGCAGATGGCCGTTTGTGGTATTACAGTTCAGTCAGCGACGCTGACATCATGATTCAAGATGACGGCATGTGGATGGGTTATCAAAACGTAACCAACGATGTTCGTGGTTACGATTTAACATTGTGTAATGCAACCGGTCCTATCATCAGTGCATCAGCACCTACCACACAAACTGACACAGCATTGAGCCCATTGGAGTATGGTGACTTGTGGATTGATACCAGCGATTTGGAAAATTATCCCAAGTTGTACCGTTGGCAGTCAGTCAGCAATGTTGATCAGTGGGTAGAAATTGACACAACAGATCAAACCACACAAAATGGTATTTTGTTTGCTGATGCACGTTGGTCATCAACTGGCACAGTAGACCCTGTGGCAGATCCATTCCCAACTATTGAGAGTTTGTTGACCAGCAACTATCTTGATCCAGATGCTCCAGATCCTGCATTGTATCCACAAGGTACATTGTTGTTCAACACACGTCGCTCAGGATACAATGTAAAGAGTTTCCAGATGGATTACTTTACAACCAGCGCCACTGACTATGCAATCGATGCATACTCAGCAACCACGGCGTATGCGGTAAATGATTTTGTAGTTTACAACAACGTTATCTACGTTTGTACAGTGGCCACTTCGGCTGGTACTGTACCAACTAATGCCTCATACTGGAGTGAGATCAATCTCAACACATGGTTAACTGCCAGTGGAAACAAGAGCAACGGTTCCATGTGGGCTGGTAGATTGGCACAGCGTCAGATCATTGTAGAAGC